AAGCCAAAACCTGCAAAGCTGTATTTCTCTGATGATGAACTAGACTTTGCTGACAAAGTTGTAAGCAAATATGGCGGTGATTTTGTAGTAGTAGAGCCAAATCTCAAAGAAAAGCAGGAAAGCATCAATCGAGATTGGGGTTTTAACCGATATGCACAAGTAATTGCATCTGTTGATGCGAACTGGGTGCAATTAGGCGCAGGGAACATTCGATTGCTGCCCCATGTCCGGCAAATCCAGACCAGTACACCGCGCCAGATGGCTGCTGTACTATCCAGAGCCAAGGCTTTCTTATCGCCAGAAGGCGGCTTGCACCACACCGCTGCTGCGTTAGGATTGCGCGGGGCTGTCATTTTTGGCGGTTTTATTAGTCCGATAACAACAGGATACGACTTACATGATAATTTTTATCATGGCGCAGGATGTGGTATGCGTGTAAAATGCAAACATTGTCAGGATGTTATGGCTTCAATCACGCCTGATTCTGTAGCTAATACGCTAAAAACCATTCTGGGCAGGGTCTAATATGGGTGACATCACTTATAAACACAGACGGCGCTACAGCAAGCGGCATCTTTAGAACTCGCTGGGAAGAAAGACCCTAAAGGATAAATTATGGCTGTTTACTGGTTAAAAGAAATCACAGCGCCGACTTCAGAGCCTATCAGCCTTGAAGAAGCGCGTTTGCATTTGCGTCTTGATACTTCTGGATCGCCACCGAGCCACCCAGATGATTCGTTAGTTTCAAGCTTGATTACGGCTGTTCGACAGAACGCCGAAGATTACACCGGAATTAAGATTGCATCAGGCACATTTGAAATGCGTGCTGATTCGTTCAAAGACTTTGAAATTAGTCTACAAACATGGCCTGTAACAAGCGTCACAAGCGTTTCTTACGTTGATTTAAGCAATTCAACACAAACGCTTGCATCAACAGAGTACACGCTTGATACATACGCAAGGCCCGTGCGTCTTAAGGCTACAACTACATTTCCAGCTACAAAAGAAGTTACCATTAGATTTGTTGCTGGATGCACAGACGGACAAAGCCCAAATCCTTACCCAATGCCGAAATCAATTAAAGCTGCATTGTTGTTAATGCTTGGGCATTTATATGATAATCGAGAAGCTGTATCAGATATTCAAAGCTATGAGCGCCCAATGGGTGCAACATATCTGCTTAATCCTTACCGAATCAAGATGGGTATGTAATGGACATCGGCAAACTAGATAAGCGCATTACGCTGCAAAGCCGCAGCGCAACGCTTGACGATTATGGTCAGCAGATCAATAGCTGGTCAGATGTGGCTACCGTCTGGGCAAACATCAAGCCGGTTAGTGGGCGAGAAAAGATGAAAGCAATGCAAGTGGATTCTATTTTGAGCCATACTGTTGCCGTCCGCTATAACGCTACATTTATGCCCCCGCGTACCGTTGATGCCTGGCGCATTGTTTACAACGGGCGTTATTTCAACATAATTGCAGCGATGGATTTAGACGAAGCTCGTAAATACATTATTTTTGACTGTACTGAAGGCTCTATTGATGGCAACTGAATCATCAGTTGAGATAAAAGGGCTTGCCGAATTGGACAAGCTACTTAAAGACTTGCCTGCAAAAATAGAAGGCAATGTAATGCGCGGCGCTCTTCGTGCCGGTCAAAAAACAATGATGGAAGCGGTAAAATCAAAACTGCGTGAAAACAATTCTGTAAAAACAAGGGCGCTAGAAAAAAGCATTAGAATCAGATTTAATCGCAAATCAATGAAACGCGGTTGGATAAACTCTTATTTAATAGCCGGTAATGCTGATGCGTATTATGCTCATATGGTTGAATATGGGACAGCAGCACACTTTATAAGCGTTAAAAAAGAAGCTGCACCGGCTAGAATGACGCGGCGCGGAATTAAGTCTTATGGCATTTCAACGATCAATAAAATGGTTAATCGCGGTAGTTTGATGATTGGAAAAAACTTTATTGGACAATCTGTATCGCATCCAGGCGGCAAACCAAAGCCATTCATGCGCCCTGCTTTCGATGCAAATAGTGACAAATCGCTAAATGCAATGGTTGAATACATGAAAAAACGCATACCAAAAGAAATTAAAAAGGCCGGATTATGAACGCTGAAATAATCATTGCATCGTTGCTTTCAGACGCATCAATAGTTGCGCTGGTTGGAAATCGCAGAGCATTAGCACAATTGCCACAAAATACGGCATATCCTGCGGTTGTTTACAATTTAATTGACGGCATACCTCAGCCTAACGTGGCTTATCAAAACGGGGCGCAACGCGCACAGGCAAGAATCCAGATTAACCCGCTGGCGTTGACTGTGGCAGAAATTAAGTCTATACACGCGGCGATTCGAAATGTGCTAGACTTTAAGCATCAACAGACAATCGCCGGTAAGTTGGTGGTTAGCTGTCGTTTTGATAGTATGCAGCCAATGGAAAAAGACCTGGATGCAAATATCTGGACGCAAGCAGCAGATTACATTCTCTCTTACTATGAGTGAGATTAACAAAGTTCTAGCAATGAAATATCATTGTTATAACCGTTGCCTGCAATCCCTGTGGGCGTTTTTTTAGAAAGGTACTACCATGACTGTTCATACTTCCGCAGGGACAACTCTGCGAGTTACTGCAACCGCCCCATCAACTTTTGACGCTTCCGGCTATAACACGCTGTTCGGCGCATCTCCTGCTCCTGCTCTGGTTGGTGAAATCACCGATCTGGGCGAATTTGGCCGTGAGTTTGCACTTGTAACGCATATGCCAGTTGGTTCGCGTGGCACGCAAAAATTCAAGGGCAGCTTTAACGAAGGCACAATGGCTCTGTCACTTGGTCTGGATACGGATGATGCCGGTCAGATCATTATGAAGGCTGCAAGCCTGTCTGACAGCGACTATTACTTCCAAGTCACAACCCAAGGCGGCGATAAGTATTTCTTTGCCGGTAAGGTTATGTCGTGGAAAGTTGGCGTTGGTGGCGTGGATTCGATCACGACTGCAACCGCTAATCTTGAACTGACTACAAATGCGGCTGGTGTCGGCATCGTTGAATCACTTGCTGCCTAACCGAAATAACGAAATTGTCTGAAAAGACAAGACGCGCACCGAGCAAACGCGGTTCTGTTCCTACGCAGGGGCAGGCCGCGTTTGTCACGGGCAATCAACCCTGCGATAAGGAAATAAAAATGTTTGATATCTCAAATATGGCTGTAAATTCTACTGCAATCGTTGATCTGGAATCACCTGATGGTGAGCCGCTGACCAACCAGGACGGAGAAACGCTTACCGTTACTGTTTACGGCCCAGGCTCTAAGCAATTCCAAAAGGCATCAGGCGTGCGTAATCGCGCCATTCTTGAATATGTCCGCAAGGGCGGAAAGAAGATGAAAGAAGATGAGCAACGTGAACTTGATGCTGATTTTCTTGCTGCCTGCACCGTCAGCTTTAATGGCTTTGGATACAAAGACCTGACAGGCGCAGAAATGTTCAAGCAAGCTTATCTTGACCCAGCAATCGGTTTTATTGCTGAACAGGTAAACAAAGCCATTGGTGATTGGTCAAATTTTACCAAGTAGTCACGGAAGGTTTAGCTTTATATGCTGCACAATTGGGGTGGTTTCATGCCACCCCAAAATCTTCTGATGACTTAAAGCAGTCTGGAAATACAAAAAAATTAAGCCGCGCCGAAAGAATAACAGCGCGAGGTGGTACGCCATTAATGCCTCCCATTGGCGAGGAATCATATTTGCTTGGCTATTGGTTTGATTTGGGTATGGTTGGCTCTGGGGCAATGGGCGCAATTCAACTGTCAGCGTTTGAAATTGATGCATGGTCTGATTTATCTGGGGTACAATTAGAGCCGTGGGAGTTTGCTTGTATTCGCAAAATGAGTGCGGCATACTTACGGAATCTGAATGAAGGCGAAAACCCAGAATCATTGCCACCTTACGGAGACCCAGCAAACGAATTTGACCGTACAGCAGTCCAGAAAAAGGTAGTCAACGCTTTCAAAGCATTTTTACAGGCCAAAACACGATGAATGTTGCTCAACTTACAATCGAAATGGCGGCTAATGTAGCCAGGTTAAAAACTGACATGGCCGCTGCCCGTAATACGGTTGAAGGCACAATGAACAGCATCAAGAAAGCCGCTGGTGCTGCACAGGTTGCTTTTGGTGCAATAGGTGTTGGCGTGTCTGTTAATGCTTTTGCTGGTTGGATTAAGGGCGCTATCAACGCGGCTGATGAGGCAAATAAGTTAAGCCAGAAAATCGGCATTGCCGTCAAAGAAATTGGCGGGTTGCAACTGGCATTTTCTCAAGGCGGCGTTGATGCTGAATCAATGAGTTCGTCATTGGCAAAGCTAAACAAAAACATAGCCGCTGGTGTTGCACAGGTTGCTTTGGGTGCAATTGATGTTGGCTTGTCTGTTAATGCTTTTGCTAGATGGATTAAAGGCGCAATTAACGCGGCTGATGAGGCAAATAAGTTAAGCCAGAAGATCGGCATTGCCGTCAAAGAAATTGGTGGGTTACAACTTGCCTTTAAGCAAGGTGGCGTTGATGCAGATACTATGCAGAAAGCATTAGCAAAGCTGAATGTTGGCATTGCCAGCGGTGATTCTGCATTTAAGGCATTGGGCGTTTCAACTAAAAACACAGATGGCTCATTGCGTAGCACAAGCATGGTGCTTGCTGATGTTGCTGATCGGTTTGCTGGCACTCAAGATGGTGCAGCAAAGACAGCAATGGCAATTGATCTGTTTGGCAAGTCTGGTGCTGCTCTTATTCCTGTTCTAAATGCTGGCGGTAGCTCTATTCGTGAGTTTCAAGTATTAGCGCAACAGCTTGGACTTACATTAAGCGAAGAAACTGCTCTAGCTGCCGAAAAGTTTAATGACACGCTTGAACTGATTGGCATGGGTTCGCGTGGCATTGCAAATCAAGTCATGGCTGAATTGTTGCCAACTTTGCAGACATTGGCTGGCGAGTTCTTGAATCTAATGACGCAAGGCGGCAATCTGAAAGGTGTGGCTGATGTTATCTCTGCTGGCCTTAAAGGTTTGTTTACTGTTGCCGCTGTTGGCGTTGAAATATTCCGCACACTTGGCAATACGATTGGTGCAACTGCTGCTGGTATTGTTGCTTTTGCTTCAGGCGATTTTGCAGGGGCTGCTTCGGTTCTTAAAGAATTAGGCAAAGACATTCGCACCAACTGGACAGGCACTCTGGAATCGCTTGATCGCTTATGGAATCAATCTGGCAACACAGCAGTTGAAGCTGCTGCAAAGATCACAAGCGGTTCATTGCAATCTGGCAAGGCAATGGAAGATGCGGCAAAAGCCGCAAAGAAGCTAGCTGACGAACAGGATAAGGCACGCAAAGCTGCTGATGACCTAGTTGCATCCATCGCATTTGAAACACAAACAATGCAGATGAGCAATCTTGAGCGTGAGATTGCCAACAACCTGTTAAAGCTGGAAAAGACCGGCTTACAGGAAAACACCGAAGAATACCGCGCTTATGCCGAAGCAATCAGGCTTGCCACGATTGAGAATGAAGGCATTAAGCAACGCATAAAGCTAGAAAAAGACGCTGCTGACAAGCGCAAAAAGATTGAAGAAGATTACGCACGCGAAGTTGAGCAGATCAACTTCCAGATTGGTCAGAGCCTGACAGATGCGTTAATCAATGGCGGTCAAACAGCCAAAGAATTTTTAATCAATATGTTTAAGACGCTGATTCTGCGTCCTATATTGCAGCCGATCATTCAAGGCGGCACATCAATGGTAATGACTGCGCTTGGCATGGGTGCATCTGGGTCTGCAATGGCAACGCCT